CGCTGTCTTCCGCTTTCTTCTTGATCTCATCAAAGGTGACGCGCTTGGTCTTAATGCCCAGCGCATCGGCCACGCCACCAATCACGGCAGCTGCATCTTCACTCTGATAGCGAGACAGGTTGAACGGCTCAACAGGCACACCAGCAGCACGCTCGGCTGTCGTTGGGCTCGGCTTACCCTTGGTGGCACCAGCTGCTTTTCTAGCCTCTGTGGCCTGCTGCACCTGGGTAGTCAGTACATCGCCAGCTTCTGGAATTACGGTAACTCGGCCAACCTTTGCAGCCTCCGGCAGAGCATCAGCCGGCACAGCATCGCTAACGATTCTGCGGCCAGCGCTTGGCTTTGCTTCGGTGACCATCTTGCGGAGAAGCGATCCGACACCAGCAACCTGCATCCCGTCCATGTTAGGCGAGCCAGGGTCGCCGCTCGGCATGTCTATCGGATCGGCGGCTGCTTCCATTGGAAACGGCTCTAGCGGCACCTCACCGGTCGGCGCTGTAGGTACGTCAGGCAGGATAGAACCGAGGCGCTGCTCAAGTGGTGCGGTTGCCATTATTCAGCACCTCCAGCTTTCATTTTGTTTTTTGCTTTGGTTTTTGATGCCAGCGCCTCACCCAAAGCCTTGCCACCTTTTGCGGCAAGCGCAACGCCAGGCACAACATCCAACCCCTGCAGCACGCCAGTTCCGTAGCTCAATGCGGCCTTGCCATACTCACCCGCCTGCGCGGCCTCTCTTGCCTCACCAGCAGAGATACCTGCTTCTTGCGCGGCAAGTGGAATGACAAACGGCGTGACATCAACCAAGCCAATGCCAAGCGGTGCGCCAGAGCTCTCGCCGCCAAACATGGTTTGAGCCAGCCTGCGTGCGCGAACATTGTCCATGCCGGTGTTGTCAATCAGCATCTGCTGCATACCAGAAGCCAGCTTCTCACGCAGCGTCATATCTTTTGGAATGACAGAGCCCACAACGCCAGCCTTCTGATCCTCTGCAATCCTGCGCATGATCATTTCCGATTGCGTTGCCAGCGGCAGATTGCGCATCATCTCCGCAGCCTGTTCAGGCGTGGTCGGCGCTTTAGGCAAGCCAGCACCAGCAGGCGCATCTGTGCGCGTCTTGCTCGGGCCAGCGGCCAGCTGAACGCCCTCTAGGCTGGGCTCCTGTGGCGCAGGCTCTGGTGGCGTGGTGGGGAAGTACCCCTCCACAATCATGTCCATGTAACGCTGTTCAATTTGGCTGTATGCCACTTCAGCCTCCCTCGGATATTTTTAGCAGGCGCTCAATCTCTTGGATCTGGCGCAATTTCTTTGGATCAGTTCCAGCTTTTTGTTTTAGCGCTGGCAAAGTCTGTCGATTGACCGGGCCAGTAATCCAATCCCGATCTGGCTTTGCGCGACCGCTCTTATCAATCACAAAGTAATCCAGCGAATCTTTTGCCTGCTTTGCTTCAGAAGTATTTTTCTTTGCAAGGATTTCAGATTCAATCTGATTCAGAATCTGGCGCTCGGTTATGGTTTCACCTTTTGCAGAAGCCTCTGCTTGTATTTGAAGCACCCTGGTTTTTAATTCTTGCTTACGCTTAAATTCTTCGCTGTTCTTATCAAGCACAACAATTGTTCCAGGATCGGCATTTATACCGGCAAGTTTGTTTAATCCAGAATCTAGTTCTCTATCGCCAGATTTATTTTCCTTATTCATCAACCGTTGCAATGACATTCTTTGCTTTAGGTTTAAGCCAGGAATTCTATCTAGCTGCTCTTTTGTAGTAAGTTTGTTGGCAAATATTAAACCTTCCGCATTGTATTCAGCCAATAAATTACCTTCGCCTTCTTTCTCTGGCTCAAGAATATCTTTGATCGTGCCAATAGGAATTGATCCTGGCGGCAGCGCCATTAGTTGCTCAACAAGTTTTATTCGCGTTGGGTTTTTGGTGTCTTTGATTGGATATATCTTTTCAAGCAAATCAATCGCTGTTGCTTCTGCAGCACGCTTCTCATCATCTCGCTTGCGTCGTGCAATCTCTTCTTTCTGATTGACGGCCAACATATAGTTGGCAGTTACTTTTGCAACAGCATCAAAATCAGTTGCGACCATTTCCTTAAATAACTGAGACATCTTGCCGACATCGCCAGTTCTTATTTTGTTTAGCGTGGCAGTTGGGTCTGTCATAAACTCGTTGCCCGTAATATGCTGAGTCATAGCATTGATTTTTGCCGTGCGCAACGCAACGCGAAACTTTTCGCTATACTCTTTTTGAACGCCAGCATCACCGATCAGCAGCGATTGATTGGCAATGTTTACTTCTATATTTTTGACAAGATCATTGATTGATCTTTGGTTGTTATCTGGGTCAATCCAGTAACCTCTGGAAACGGTAACCTCTAGCAGCTTCATTGTGTTGTCAAAGTCCAAGTCAAACTTGGTGATGTCCTGCGCTTTCTTGCGCTTTAACTCAGACTCATAGGCAGCATTCAGCACCGTGTTGCCATGCGTTGCCATAGTTGCACGCAGCTTGATGGATGCCTCGCCATCAATCTTGGCTAACGATTTGGCATACCCATCAGTCACAACAGCAATCTTATTTGCAACATCGGTCGAAGATGCTTTGCCGTTCTGCACATCAACCAGCAGCTTTGCTAATTCGTTCCGGCCTTCCATCTCAAAATAACCAGACAGCTGCAGCGTGCGAGCCTTTTGCAATGCCTTGCCATAGACCGTTACATCATTGGACATTTTGCCTACACCAGGAATTGCTGATGGCAACCCCTCTCTGGCAAGCGCGAGCTGTTGATCAGTAATTGGATTTTCTGCAGCAAACCGCAGCGCCTCTTCTTGCGCCATTTCCTTGGCCATGCCAAAGACGCTCGTTGACATACGGTCAATGATGTCAGCCATCGTGGCTGCGCCTCTAGCCTCTTCTCTGGCTGCAGCCATAAAATCAACTTGTGGCGGCCCAACGCGCTCCATCGGCACGCCGCCTGGTGCATCTATTTGGATTCGGCCTGATTCAATTCTGGTTGCCATGTTGTTGCCTTATGATCTGTAGCCAGTTTGGGCAAACTCTATTGCGCCACGGGTCAATGTAGCACCAGCCAACAAACCAGCCTGCTGACGCGCAGCTTTGCCAGCTTGGGTGTACTGACCAGCCTGGCGCTGTGCCGCAAACACGTTCAGGAAGTTCTGATAGTCAGTCGATTGGATCATCGCAGACGCATCCTCAAACCCAAGCACGCGAGCTGTCAGCGCGTTCAGATCAGCAATGCCAACATCAAACATGGTGGCCTGCACATTCTCGCGCTGGATTGCAGCTGCGCTGCCTTCGCCAAATGCGACACCCGACGCAGCAGCTCGAGCTCTAGCTGTGGCATTAGTCGCCCTCAAATTCTTCAGCAGCTGGTTGCCAGCGATCTGGTAATTCTGCGCTTCAACCTGCGCCTTCTTCAACATGCGGCCAGCCTGGATCTGCGCATACTGATCCGACATTTCTGCGCGAACCTCGGCCACCGCCAAGTTGTCGCGTGCCTGCAGCAGGTAGCCTGTCTGCTGTTGGATACCAGCCGCTAGCTGCGCTTGAGCCGCACCATAGGATGCAATAAGGCCAGCGCCTGCGACTATCATCCCGCCCGAAATGTTGCCAGCGCTTGCTGCCGCTGGAGCACTTCGCATTACGGGCTGATTCCAATATGCGCTTGTGTCAGTAGGTGCTGCCATGTCTATGTTCCCGAGTAAACGGCCACGCGATAGTCAAGGCCGAGCAAGTTCATCTTCAGCGGCAGATTCTGCGACACCTCAATCGACTGCTCGCGGCTGTAACCCAGCACACCATTGACCCGCTTGATGCCGGTATAGATCGGCTCTGGATCATCCAGCAGCGGATTGTCCAGCAACCTAAATGCCACCGGCTGGTTGTTAATCACCAGATTCTGCGTCTCCTCTAGCACCGCGCTAATCTCAACGATGCGCTTCTTAAACGATACCCGGCTGCCGGTCTGCAGTTTAATCTCAACGGGCATTGTCTTGGCATACACAGTAATAGGCAGTCCAACCTCGTAGCTCGTCGTGCTCTCGCGGTCAAACGTCACAGCGCCGCCAGAGCTGACAGTCTCGTTACTCTGCGGCACGCCATCGGTGATCACGTTCAGCGACTTGCCAATGTGCGGCAGGCCACTGCCAACGCCGCCAGCCGACCCGCCAATAAATGCGCAGTCGGTATACAGATCATCCTGGAAACGCTCAATGAAGTACCTTGTGGTGCCGTTGAATACGCGCTTGGTCACCACATAGATCTGCGTGATGTCCACGCCAACGTCAATAAACTCACCGTCGGTGGTGTACTCAGACGGCGACGTAATCTGCTGGCTGCGCATGATGGAGAAGACCGCCATGCTGCCATCGTTAGTGTTGGTCATTAGCAACAGATCTGCCTCTTCTGTACTAGATGCCCGACGCAAGGCAATGCGCTGCGGCCCTTTTAGCAAGTGGCCAGACAGCAGCGAGATCCGCTGGGTGATGTAGGTTAGCTGGGTATCGCTAAACAGAAACTCATTGAGCGACTTGCCCTGGCGCTGGATGTAGACCGAGCCAGACTCGACCGATTGCACCCGAGTGCCAGGCTTAATCCCATTTCGGCTGACGTTCTTAAACGTGAAGGTCAGCGGCGTGATCGGATCAGTACCCTGCTGCGGTACAAAGAATTCACCGCCGGTGGTAAATACTTGGAAGTCACGCGAGCTGATGATGTCGGTGATGACGTTCAGATCATTGGTATCTAGCGTCGCCTCGACCGCATCATCGTCCAAAGATTCAAACGGCACAAAGTCAAAGAATAGCCCGATCTTGCTGCCCCACACGGTCGATGGCCGCGACTTACTGCCGCCAAAGTACAGCCGACCCTCATGGAAAGTTACCGACCGTGGCCAGCCTTTGGTGCTCGACCAGACATCCTCGTAATTGTGCTCAAGCTCCCAGCGGCCAGCATCAATGGCCGTGGTGTTAAAGAATGGGTATTCGGTAACAGCTTCGACCACTGTTGCTGATATGTACCTGGTAATCCTTGCCCGACCCTGTGGGCTGGCATTGACGTACTGGTTGACCGATTCTGTTGTCCAAGTAGTTACTAGGTAATTGCTGGTGCCGTTTGGCGTTACCGTCCAAGGTACGTCTACTGTTGCAACCTTGGTGCTGCCGACATAGTCTTTGATAATCCTAATTTGCCCCGAGCCGGTGCCGCTAGTAATCGTGACATACATCCCGTTATAGATGTCATTGGTCGCGCTAGCCGTTGATTTCAGCGTGATGGTAGTGCTGGTGCCAGCCTGTGCTGCGCCGCTGTCGTGATTGGTCGCAGAGGCTGTCAGCGTGATGTTTCCTGACACAGCCGATGGGGTCAGCGTTGAGCCGATGTTTGTATCAAACTCAATGTTGAATGCGTACTTTGGAATGCTGTCAAAGGTAATCGTGGTGGCCGTCCAGGCTGTGTCGCTGGTGCGTGTTATGCGCACTGGCTGCAAATCAGGATGCACCACAATCAGCGTGTCAGCCGACTGCGTCCAGCACATATCGTCAACGATACTGCTGCCAATGGTGGTGGTCAGGTAGTTGTTTCCGCTGCCGTTGATGTTGGCCTGTACTACGCCATTCTTGATGATATACATGCGGTTATGCGTAAAGCACAGCATGTAAGAATCATCAACAGAAAATGAAAACGGCACCAAGCGCACGCCATTGCCTGCAGATTCTGTACTGGTATTAGGCAACTGCAAAATATGCTTTAAGCCTGGGCGGCGACGCAGGCCACCTTGTGGCTGGATCAGGACATTCGTCGCCTTGGCCAGCGCATTGCCATACTGCTGCAGGTCAACCCGCGCACGCAGTAACGGGTCGAGCTCGCCCGTCGAGAAGTTCGTTGTGAAGTCAACGAAGCGGGCCATCAGTTCCTCACCGAAACCAAGGTGTAATCTTCAATAACGCGCACCGGCTGATTCTTGCCGTCAATCACAGCAGCCTGCCGGAAGAATCCACCGCGCCCATTTTCAGCAGGATCGCCAACAGCAATCTGCCGCCAGCGTAGTGTCTTGTCGCCCTGTTCTGTAATCGGCTCGGCGATGTGCCAGGCAATCATGTACTTCAGCAGCTGCACAAAGTATTGCGGCATTGCAAATTCTGGTGTCTGGTACTGGTAGTCGATATAGACCGACTCCAAATTCGTCAGCAGTTTATCGCCGTGGATTTCCCAATCGACACTAATGAAGCCGCCAACTGCAGCGGTATCGCGCACCGAGTGCGGGTTGCCAAGCCGGTCACCAGGCAAAAGGTATTCATATTTCCAATAGCTGGTGGGCGTAGTAATCAGCCGCGCCAGCTGGATCTTCTTCATGGAGAATGACCAAGGGTGCATCATCAGGGTCGAATCTCGGATGTCTGGATATAGACGGTCGCAGACCGAGCTTTCGTCGGTGCCGTCGTTAAAAGATGAGATTGCCTTCGCGCCCAGCAGAATCAGCGCGTCAGAGCAAATCGAAACACCTGTGTCGCCTGCTGCCATTGCAACCTCTTAATGTAAGAAAGGGCTGGCCTCTCGCAGAAACCAGCCCTTGATACTACATGATGACGACTTAATCGCCGTCGGTAGCCGACAGCGTGGTGCCGTCGGTTACGTCAACAACGCCGCTTGCGTTGGATACGACATACACCAGAGTGACAACGGCGGTCGAGCCGGTCGAAGTCACGCAGTGGATAACGTCGCCCACTTCGAGCGTGTTGGCCAGCGCGTTGAAGTAACCCGCTGTGTTGACATCCGCGATAGCATCGGCTGTTTTGTAGCCGTACATCGACGGGGCGTTGCCTCGCTTGGAGGCACTGTAGGCTGTAAAGCCAGCTGCATCATAAGCCATGATTCAGCCCTCCTATTAAGCTGCAGCCGCAGTATCGCGGGCAGTGATTTTGACGATACCCTCTGCATCGATAGCAATCGAACCAGCCGAGAATAATGCGTTGACCAGCCAGCTGGTCTTTTCCGGAACATAGTTGATTTCGGTGCGAGGAGCGATGCCTTCTGCGTAGCCGATAGCGTCTTTGTGGAAAGCAAACAGAGTGCGATCCGACGAACCATCGATTGGCAGACCACCTTCCGAG